CCTCTGTACTATCCGTTGTCCAATAGTCATCCATATTATATTGTGTTAGTTATTACCCACTCTATTATTCTAAACGCTATGTATCCACATAGTAAATCGCTCATCCTAATACTCTTTTATAGTGCTCTAATTGTTTTTCTAGTTCTTGTACCTTATTCTCGGCTTTCCTAGCACGTTCTACCGCCCTTAATTTATCCTCACGGTATTCTTCTATTGATTTGCTCCAATACCATTCCTGCCGTTCTAAATCGTTTGTATATAGGTAGCATTCAGACAACGCTCTCGCTATCTTATTTAGTATTGGCATATTCTTTTTCTTCTTCCAATCAAGTACAGTATCAGAAACCAGTTGGAAGTTTGCCATATAGTCAATGCTCTTTAATAAGTTTACCTTGTTCATTGTTTTTCATTAAGAATACAATTTATATAAATTTTCTAACTTCTTCCACACATTGTTTAAAAAACAACTTCCGCAGTTAGTTAGTATTGCTTTGTCATTAAACACTCTATTATATATCTCTAATAGCTTTTTTTGCTCATCTGGTTGTACGGTGTTTAGTTTACCTACTCTTGGTTGTAAGTAATTATATTCTTCTTCCGTTAGGCAGTTAGGCTTATGGTAGGAATACAAAGCATTTAGTTTTTCCTTTCGTTCATCGCAGCCACAATCTTCCCCTGCCAAAAACTTCACCACTTTCTTAATTCCAGTTGCGGTTGTAATCTTTTCTACTGTATCACCTACACCACCACTTGAGGCAGCATGTTTCTCTTTCCACTCACGATACTCCTTACTCCTTTTATCGCCCTTAAATTCTTTCATAATCTTCGTTTTTTAAATCAATGTAATCTTCTTGTAGTTTATCTTTTAATTCTTGCTTTAGGTTTTTTAATGTATTAAATATACTTACCCAACTGATTTTGGTTTCATCCGCCAGTTTTCTAATACTCATATCGGTTTGACTATATAACTTCCACATTCTTTTGTCATACCAAGTCCATTCATCCGCAACCTCATCTACCAACAAGCAAATCTTATGGAATGCTTCTTGTTCTTCCATGCCATCGACTTGTGGTATTTGTAAAAATACTTGGTTATCGTCTATTCTTATTTTTTGAATCTTTTTCTTTTTGTTATAGTACTGGTAGTACAAGGAACGCAAAGTGAAAAACATATAACCACGACTTACCTTACCATCTTTGATTATTTTATTTGGGTCAGCATATTTAGTTAAGGCAATATAAGACTCCTGCACAATATCCTCTGCATAATTGTACTCGCCAAAACCATTCACAATACCAATCCAAGTATCGTGTTGTTCTGCTACTACTTCAAGCCACTTGGCTCCATCCATACTATTGTAATACTTAATAAAAATAAACATACTTGTAAGGTGTGTTCCCTGCCATCCTCATAATCAGAATACGAATAAAGCGCACCAATCATTACACCTAAAATTGGTGCAAAAATAAACTCTGCTTTGTTGTACAATCCTATAACGATAGAGATCAACCCTATCATACAAAGTGCTAAAATAAATGTCAAAATAATATATCTTTTAGTTCGCTTTTTTTACTGTGCAAGATGTCTTTGCCTAAGAACTCAAACCCTACATTGTTCTTACTCATTCTTAATCTTATAGCTTCTTCGTAAGGTGTGCATCTGCCACCAGTTTCAGTTTCCTTTACCTTTAAGACGTGCAGGTGTGAATACATCCAATCTGTAGGAGAACCAGTATATCGGTGGATACATAGTACATCGTCTGCACGGTTTCCCCATTTACCCCCTCCTTCTACACTTGCTAGTCCTAATGGTTGAGGAAGGTTTTCATATTCGTGTCCTTTCACATGTGTTCTACGCATCGCCTCTGTAACACCGTGAGCATTTAAATATACCGTTACGTTCTTCTTTTTAGCAAACAATCGTAGTTCACTTGCCACTTGATAATCATACTCGTGACCGCCAACAGTTCTTAATAGCTGAGAGTCTTTAGACAATGAATTGTAAGGGTCTATAACTAAGCCTTGATAATCCCAAACCTCTTTAATTGAATTTACTTCCTTCAACAGTTCCTTGTAGGTATATAAATCCTCTACGTCTATTATTTTAAAATACTGATTGCACCAATCTATTGATTTGTTTATTTCGTCTTTGTCTGCCGTTTGTATTGGTTTACCCATTTTGAACTCTATAATCTTTCGAACAATACTTTGTGGTGTGTTCTCACTAGACCATATCACAAACTTTAGCTTATGGTACACCGCCCACAACGTCAATAGGTAACATATAACGGTAGTCTTACCTACATTTGCGTGTCCTATAACCAAATTAAAATTGCCTTGCTTAAAGCGTATGTATTCGTCTATGTCAGGTACGCCTATTTTGAGTCCCTCTTGTGTTCTTCCTTCTTTAATGTCAAAAATCTTTTCTTTAATATTGTCCGTTGTTGCTATCATCTTATATCTCCGTTCGGTTTAATTGCATATTTTCTTGTTTGTTCTTTCCAATTTCCTTCATCTCTTAATCTGTAACCTAGTATTACATTCACATCGTAATTCCAAAAATCATCAGGGAAATCTTCTCCTTCTCTTAATTGTTTTAATGCCATAAAAAAAAGGGGGCAAAGCCCCCAGTTAAATTAAAAAGGTAAATCTACCTCTCTTGCTTCGTTTTGCTGATCGTTAGTTACTTCATTTCGTTCGGCTACTGTAACACCTTCTTCCGATAGCCATCGTACTGCTGCATTACCTAGCGTAATAGAAGCCGCTTTGTTCTCACGTTCTTCTTTTGATAGCGTTTGTGTTACCCATACGTTGTTTCCGTATTGAGATTGGTTTTGTACCATCATGGTAATGTTTAGGTACTTCTTTCCATTCTTACCTTCAATCAGTTTTGATTGATCAATTGCAGTAAGGTCGATACTTCCTGAAATAATTGCGGTTGTCTTTTTTTCCATTCTACTTTAAATTTAAAATTATTATAATTTCCTTTGTAATATACGTTTTTTATTTTACAATTTTGTAAGTTCATCTTGTACTTTTTTAGATACCTTGTACTTAGATTTAATAGACTCAATATTACCACCTGATCTCAAGTACTCAACAGCTTTAGTATATTCAGGTGTGTTTTCATTTAACCACTTACGATCTGTCGGTATTGACGATGAGGTTTTACCACTTGCTACATTTCCATCATCATCCTCTGCTTGTAAAGCGAGTAATGATTGTAGCGTGTAACGTCTGTAATAAGTAATTGCACTACCTAGTTTTTGTGGGTCGTTTAGTTCAGGTAATTTTAATCCCGATATAACACCACCAGTACCCTCAATGCAAAGTATCTTACTGTACACCATATCTTCCTCGATAGGTTGTATCAATAACAACTTGTGCTTTTTAAGTAAGGGTTGTAATTGTTTAAGTAGTGAATTTATATCAAAATACTTTGACTTGTAAAAAGGATTGTTTGTATCCTTGCTGATTGCTCCTATCTCTTGTTGTAGTGCAAATAGCTTTTCGTTAATTGATTGTTGTTTGCTCATAATTATATATTTTAATGCAATTTACAAATAAAATACGAATAAAAAAAAGGGCAACATTTCTGCTACCCCCTTTCAACAATTAAGAACAAAAACAATTATTAAAGAAACTTTTTGACTTTTGCACTATATGAATCAATCATATCTTGCAGTTCGTCAGATGTAAATTTAGTTATTATGTTACTTTTCAGTTGTAATTCTTCCGATAAGTTATTACCAAGATATTGACTAAACTTATATTGTTCCCCACTTCTGAACATATTACAGGACACACACTGGGGTTTTACATTACGTTCATCCCATCTTGTAGAGTAGTGCTTACGGCTCATAAAGTGTCCTGCTTGTATTCCTCCATTCTTCCAATGTCCTTCCTTACCACAAGTAACACACTTACAATACCCTCTACTATTAGAATTACTTAGTCTTATATATTGACTAAATATTACATCTAACTTTTTTACTAATTTACTTCGTGTTGGTTTTTTAGATGTTTTAGGCATTGTTTTTTTATTCATCTATATACTCTGTAAGTACTTTACCTACTTCTTCATTGATACCTCTTATACAGTTGTATATATGTTTAGAGTTTTTTTTTACTTCTTGTCTTTCTTCTTTTGTGGAATCAGTACCTAAGTTAGTGTACATTTCACAATCTAGCTTTAGTAGTTCATCTGTTCTTTCTTTTATACTTTTCTGAAAGTTGATTGCTATTTCTTGTGCTAGTTGTTTCAAATCTTTATCCATAAAATTAAATTATTATCCTCCACCCTCCAAATTTACAGTTTTTTTTCAAAAAAGTAAATAGTTTTAAGTGGTAAGATATAAACAACTTATTTGTGTTTGTTATCCCCCATAATTTTTTCAGCACCTCTGCTACCGAAGTAACCTATGAAAACAATCGTTAAAAGTTCCTTCACAACGTCTAACCCATCAATCTGTAAATACCAACCAACAACAAAGGCAACGGTAAGGAAAACCAACGTCAGCGGTCTTACAGACCTAGCCAACCATCCACTTCTTGAATCAGCGACCCAACGTCTAGTAATACCATCAAACTCGTGTATCTCTTGTTCTAGCTTTTTAAGGGCAATCTCTTTGTCAGCGTTAGACATCTCGGACCCACCAATAAGAGTCCGAACAACGTTCCCAATGGGAGTATCGTCAGCCAAACTACCAACCACCGCAGGTATCTTTTCAAGCAAGAATTTTCCAACACCAGTATCTTTAAACTTCTTCTTAGTTGCCATTTACAACCATTTCTTTATATAAGTGTTGTGCTAGTCGCACTTCGTTTGGATTATCTAAGCAGACATCCTTAGTTATTTCCTTGAACTCAGCTATTCTCTCCGTTCTTACACTTGCACAACTTAGCATCGTTGTGACAAGGATTATTAGTACTATTCTCATATCGTTTGTATGTTTGTTGAAGCAGTATAGCTTCAGTTAGTTTGTCGATACTTTTACGTATCTCCTTTAGTTCGTTCCTAAGTCCGTTGGATTTGATTTTAATCTCTTTACTCATTTTTTATTTTTTGTATCAAAATAAAGGTGAAAATATTATTTTAATGTAACAAAATAATGGTGTTTTTATCATTTTTGGTGATTATATTCACCGACTTCCCCATCTAATGTATTTCCTACTGTGCTAGTTGTACAACCAAACGACTTCAGCGTCCTTTGAGGTATCATTGTCAATATGGATGAAGGACTGGGCAATTCCCACTCTGTGTATCCCCAACTTGAATATCTCTTGTAATAGATTGTGTCTATCCCTCGAACTTGAACAAGCAATATCAACCGCAAGTCCTGACAGGTGTGCTGAATCTGACTTTCCGCCAATCTTGTTATTGTGTTCCTCCGTACGGAATCCTGAGTTAATGTGAATGGGTTTTCCAAATCGTTCTCGTAGTAAGTCAATCTTGTACAAGAAGCCACTATCCATAAACTTGCCACTACCGTCGAGGTCTGGCGAATCAAATTCATCAATCGTAAAGTACTTTAGTTGCATTATGTTGTTATAATTAGTAATAAGAATAAAAGAATTATGCCAATAGAAATAACCAAGAATCTATCGTAAGCACTACCATTGTACTTCTCTCGTATCCACTCTTTTGTCATCAAATAATATAATTTTATCTTTTTCATTATTTACTGTTTTTAAGTGTTTTTTCTGCCATATCTCTGTCATCGTAATCCAATGCAGCTTTTAATATAATCTTATCCATCATATTGTCTTGATTGTCGAGCATTTGCTTTTGCAAGTCAATAATCATAGCCTCTAAATTATCCTTAGCCTTAACGAGCATATCTATTTGGTTCTCCTTCTTCTCTATGCTTTGCTTCAATGCTTGTACATCATCCGGTTTACTTCCTGTGATCGTGCTTACTACAATGCCAATAGAAGCTGATATAGTACCAATCATCATCATTACCACTTCCTTATTTGTTTCTAGTACAGGGTACTGAATTAAGGCAACAATAATGCCCATTATCACAAGGAATATGAACAAACTTCCCGCGTAATGTCTAATTTCTTTGGCTACTCCGTTTTTTGGTAGGTTCATTTAACTTTTTTGTATATGCTTATTGCTGTATAAATTATTGCTAAACACAGAGAAACACTCTGCAATATAGGGTTGGCTTCGCTTACACTAATTCCAAGTGCAAATAAATTTGTTGCTGCTATCTTCAAGTCTAAATTTTCCATTTTTTATGCATATTCTAATATGTAAAATCAAACCCTAGATATGGATTTGCCCAACCCTGTGTTGTCCTATTTGCAGTACCCACTAATTGGCTACCACCTAATGACATTGAAACACTCCCTTCAGCGAATTGAGTATACGGACTTGGTGCAGCTGATTTAGCAGTAAAGTTTCCTCCACTTCTATAAATATATAGATTATAATATGCGTAAGTGTTTGCTGGGTTACGATTAGTTTGGTGGTAGAAATAGCAATACATCCTCATACTAGTATTAGTGTAAGTTGCGGTAGGGTGATCATAGGAGAAAACACCATAAGAACCAGGGCCTGCCCAACCAGAGCTATATCCTCCAGAAAGCCCTGTTGCATTTAACCACTGATTATTATTTACGTTACGATACCTTTTGTAAACATTTGGATTCATATAGTATGTACCATATTGACCTATTCGTGATCGTAACAATGATAAATTACCAGTTAGATAAGTAAATACTGTTGCTGCACTAACTGTTGCACCTACACTTTCGCCTGCGGAATTTACTATATATGCCGTTGCGTAATAAGTTGTCTGTGAACTTAAACCAGTTCTAACACTACTAAAAGAACCAACTGAACCTGTACCTAATGAAACCTTTGTGTTACTGCTATACGTTGCTGACGTGCCAAAGTAAAATCCGTGATCTGTAATAGTACCACCTCCATCACTTGTGATGTTACCATTTAAAGTCATACCGCTTCCACCAACACTAGAGATACTATTTGTTGTTATTGATCCTACCGCTACATCACTTGCTCCGTAAAAACCAAACATATTAGGAGAAACACCTGCATCTGTTGCGGCTTGTACTAAAGAAATATCTTCTGTTCCTGTTTGGTCAAACTCTGCTTCAATATCTGCAATGAGGGCGATTTCCCCCGAACTTGTTATAGGCATATTATACTACGTCTGTTAGTTCATCAAATCCTTTTAACGTTTTCAAATGGTTATAACAAAGATCAAATAAATTACCACAAGCGGTAGCTTTATCTACTTCTAAACCTACCATACATTCAAAATATTCAAATTCAAATGGTGTATCTATTCTTTGCTGCTCATTTTCATAAACCCAATAATTATAGGAAACGTGGTGCAAATCATTTTCCATTAACTCTAAACCCATACTAACAACCTTAACATAGCAGTTTTCGTACACAGTATCTTCTACCTCTATTATAACAGGCACTTCTACTGTTTCACCTCTTTGGTCGTAATTAGGATGGCTTTCATCTAAATCTGATGGATATGTGATTGTTTCCGTATCCGTTGGGTGTTCCTCTTGTCTATAAGTTTTATGAGTACCTTGTAATGCCATTACTTTTTATTTACCTGTTCGCTTAATTCTTTAACTGCTTCTACTAATACACCAATGATAGCGTTATAGTCTACTGTTAAGTGTGTATCATCGCCATCTAAGTCTTTAACCTCTTTTACTAATTCGGGTAATACCTTTTGTACGTCTTGTGCTATAACACCACCACTCTTCTTGCCATTACGCTTCCAATCAAATGATACGCCTTTGATAGCGTTTATAGTGTCAAGTGCGTTTTCGTACTTTGTGATATTGTCTTTTAACTTCTCATCAGACGCTACGGTCGTAGAAGCTGCAATGACATCTCCATCAACGTGCAAATCACCATCAGACTCTAGCCTCATTTCGTTGCTACCGTTTACGTAAAAGTCTAATTGTGTATTATCAGTCCAAGATATGTAGTCAG